CCAAATAAGATTCTTGCTTAGCTAAATACCTTGCTGATGCACTATCAGGGTCAGTTAAAGCTTCAGAACGGTCGAAGTCAGCAGGCTTTGATGGTTTAACAGGTTTCTCTAACACTGTTTCCTTCTCTACTGGTGCTGCTTCTGTAGGTTGACTCACTTTGGTCATAACTTCGGCCATCTGTGATTTTAATAAATCTACTTCTGCTGCACGTTTATCTGCTTGACTTTGCCAGTATTGAAACTGGTCAGGGTCGTTCTTTGGTTCCATAGCAGTCTGAGTCTCAGTAGGTTCACTATTAACTACTTCTTGGCTTACAGGAGCAACCTGTTCTTGTGCTTGTCCAAATATTTCGTTAAAAATGTCTTCTGAAGCAGCTGTCGGTTCAGTCGTAACACCTTCTACTGCTTGCTCATCTACTCTGTCCATTGTATTTTCTTCCATTTTATCTCCTATGTTAACTCTCTTCTTCGGTCATTGGTTCAAAAACATCTAAGTCTTCGATATCCCCTTGACTAATTTCTGAGTTCATCAACTGTTGTTTTGCATCGTTCAACCTTGCTTTATAAAGCGTAGTTGCCATATCAGCACGATTAGATACTTTATCTAAATCTCCACTGAATTTTTCTACTTCTAGTCGTTTCTTGGCGTGAACTTCTTCACGTTGAGCAGTTTGTAAATCGCCCTTGACTTTCTTTAATTCTTCTGACATTCCTTGCATTTGTTGTTGCATTTGTTTCATTTGTCCACTTCTTTCTAATACACCATCTAAATCTACAAGTTCTGATTTTTTCAATACTTCTGTTTGGTCTATTAATCCCATCTTATACATTTCCATATAAGTATTTAATAAAGCCATTCTATTAGTTGGTAAAGTAGAACCAGATACTACAACAATATCATATTTACCAACACCTATATCGTGAAAACGTTTTACATCTCCACTATCCATTTCTTTATAAAAGTTAAATCTTTCTTCTTTTTCATTTCCATTAGGTTGAACTAATCTAATTACTTTTTCTTCTGTATATAACTGCTGCATTAATGGTATTGCAACTTTAGCAACTTGATTTAACATACCTTCTATATCATCTCTTCTTGATTTAATTCTACGCTGGCCAAATTCATCTACAACTAATGTCCCTCTATAAGTAGACGGTGCACTTCTACCACTACCTTGCATTAATTCAAAAATACCAAATCCGTATTCTAAGTCGTATTTGGCATCAGCTTCATTTTTATAAAGCTCATTTGGTAAAGGGACTGGGCCAGCCACAATCGGTGCACCTAACTCTGCATCAAATTCAATAACACTTGTACCTGCTTTACTCCATTCTTGTTCTATTTGATTTAAATCAGCAGAACCTCTAGGTATAAGAAGTTTAACATTTGTACTTGTACTTGCGTGTGCTATAATTAATGAACGTATTTTATTAATATATTCTTGTAAAGGCCTATATAAACGAACATCTGATTCAGGAAATGGATTTCTGTGATGTACGTTCATTAAAGGTATAATTGGATACTCTTCTGTTGGTAATAAACGTTCATATAATTTTTTATCTCCTACACTTACTACTAATTTTACTCTACATTCTTCTATTTGATTTGATACTATTTTATTTGTTCCAATTAATTCTTCAACACTTATAGGTATTAGTATAGTAGTACTTCCTGGTATAGATTTTTCATCTTCTGGTCCAGCAACTCTTATAGGACTTTGTTGCATAACTTGACCCATTTCATCTAATTTAGGTTCTGGAAGTTCATAATGAAATATCATTCCAGTTTCTTCAATAACATTAAACATATCTTCTATAGATTCTTCTTCAAATAATATAACTTCTTCACCTTTAATAGTTCTAACAATCATATACATTTTAGATAAATATTCTAAATATCCTTCTTCATCTAATAAATGTTCTTGCTGTGAAAAAGGTTCATAGCAATTATAATAAGAATGCATTTCTTTCGAATAGCGTTCTATAAATTGTCTTCTATTGTGTACTGTCTCAGTCCCATCTGTAGTAAATAATTGACCTTCTGTAGCAGCTAAGTTAGTAACTGGATAATCATCTGATTCATCAGGATGCATTGCCGAGTCTTGAATAATATCAGTAAACTCTGGATATATTTGCATAGATTGTTCATCTGTCATATACGTTGTAACTAAGATATTTGCAGCATCTTTAGCATATGTATCTTTAGCGTTTGGGTCTATATACACATCTAGTGGATTAATGGACTTAATATATACTTCACCTTTACCCATATCAGCATCGGGGTCTTGATACACTTGCAATACACCCATACCGCCAACATAGTAATCGTCAATAGCTCTTTTTAATTCTTCGTCACCTGATGATATTTGCCATATATACTGAAATAAATCAGAAAACACTTTAGCAGTTTCTCTATCTGAATCTTCTCTGCCAGTACTACGGAATTGAGGAGAGTTGTATGTTAAAAGAGATTTAGCGGTTTCTACAATAGGATGTATTCTGTTTACAACAATAGGAGCTTGTCCTCGTGCTTCTAAAACATCACGTTCTTCATTGGTCCATTGAGCACCAGCTCTAAATTCTACTGATTCTTGAAATTTTTGTGCCCATAGTTCTCTAGCACTTTTATAATCATGAAATAATTCTCTGGTTAATTGTACTTCTTCATCAATTTCTACTTGATTAACATCACCAGTTTCATAATCAAAAACAAACTTTAGGTCATCTTTTCCCTGTGTTCTTGTGCTTTGTGTTCTTTTTAGAATCTTTTTTGGCATGTATCGCTATATATCCCTTTGGTATCTCTACCTTGTCCAGTTCGTCTATCTTACGAATAAATTCTTTAAATTGTAAAAAGTACTTGTTTTTATCCATAAATATGCTATAGGCAAATTACGGCTTTTTTGACGTCTTTGTCAAGAACTATTTACAATAACTTCCAAGATTTCTTAGCTTTTCGACTATACCAAGGGGTTTTTTCTTCTTTTTCTATAGAATCGTGAGTAGGTTTATAGCAATTTTTGTTCGCATAAAAGAATCCATCTAGTAAATCATCGTGCTTTCCACGTGGATATAGGGTTAATTCATCTATAAAAGCACCCATATTAGATTGTATATGTACCTTTTTATTAGCAAACAAAGGTTGTAAACTTTCTAATCGATACGACTTAGAGGTTCTAGGGTTCTCTTTTATCTCCAATCCTGGAATAAACATTCCTAATTCTTCTGCTTTTTCTTTGATGTATTGTCGCAACATCTCCTGATACCCAACCGATTCAATCCTTGTTTTAGCACTTCTGAAGTTTTGAAAGTTATTAATGATGGAATCAGCCAAATCCAAAGGAGTAGCACGCTTCCTAAAATAAGGTAGGACAAAACGATTATTATCCCCATCCACTGCAATATTGAATATAACACTAAAGTCTGCTCCTTTCTTTGTACTAGATGCGGGGTCGATACCAGTGAACACGTTCACAGGTCTCCTCTCGTTTACTTCCTCCCCATTCAGGGTCGTCAGAACGAGGGTCGACAACCCCTGCTCATCTTTTTCAATGAAGCCATCGTAATACTGTAAGTCATCTTTTCTAAATAGATTATCTTCATCTCCAACAATCTGACAAAGATATTCTCTGTAAAACACAGAAAGTCTATTAATACTTTCTAATTCTGCTTTTTTATCCTTTAGCTTTTCTACGGGCCATACTTCTGGCCACAAGCTAAGGTCTTCTTCTAAGTTCGGTCTAAACTCCAATGTATTCCACCCTTTCATTTCTTTTAGGGTTTCTACCAGACATCGTTCATGCTGGGGAGTACCAATAACAACTATCCTACCCGTCAACGGGTCAACGGATGGAACACCAGATTGTAATAGCCAACGAAGATTATACTCCATTGCTTCAGACGTCTTGGTGTTATTCTCATCTTCAGGGTCATCAAGGATTAACAGAGTAGGTCGTTGATTTCCGTGCTTGATACCACGTATCTGTTGTCCTGTGCCTTTGCAGATTATTAAGCTACCATCTTTTAGCTCTACCTCAGTATTGGTCCATTTCCTTGCAGACTGCATTCCCCAGTATCCAAAGAAGTATCGGAACTCTTGTGAATAGTCTAATACGTCTTTAATGGTACCTAAGAGTTTGGTTGCGTGGGATTGAGTACGGGATACAAGTACAATAACTTTAACCCCTGGAGTGAACATCATATGAAACAAAGGAAATATCCCTGCTGCTACCGAACTCTTAGCGTGACCACGAGGAGCAATAATATTTATTTGCTTCTCATCTGTATTTAGCAGTTCTTTTGTTAGGTCGTAATGAAAAGGAGGTGATTCACTGCTAAACATATTAGGCATAACCATACGCCCAAATAACAACATATCTTGTTGCATCTTTAATAAAATATCTTTTTTATCCATTCTGTATAACTATTTCTACTTCAAAGTCTTCTGCTACTGCTTGCAATACTGCTAACAATTCACTCAGATTCGTCTGATTGCCCGATATTATCACTATCTTTTTCATCTACCTGTCTCGTTTGGGTTGCTTTCAATTTCTTTGTTTGCGTTTCAAAGTTAGCTTCTATCTGATGTGACATATCCATTTCCAATGATTCTGTAACCTGTTTTGTTTTAGGTTTCATATCTAAAAACTCCGACAGCTCTTTAGCTGCACGTATCATATTACCAGAGTCTTCCTTTACTTTAGCTACTTCAATAGCGTCTTTAATCACATCCAATACAAAGCCTTCGTCAATATTCTTGTCTGTTAAGACATCTTTCAACTTATCTTGTATCATCTTCTTCACCTGTTTCGTTTTAAATAATCTTTTCGCAGCAATAGCGGGGTTTTGTTGGTCAGGCCTATACAACTTGCCTATTGTGTCCCAATTCGGCAGTTTACCTGCCATTTTAAACGCTATATACGCATCCATAGCTAAATCTGCACCACGTTTTTGTACTTCTAGGTCATTATAGCTCTTTGTAGACACTGTACTGAAGTTATTAGACTTCCAATGCGGTTCAAACTCTAGTTTACCCCACGCAGTTAGCCATTGTCTACCATACGGGTAGGTATATTCTACTTTATCCTTGTATTCTTTGCGATATATACACTCTGCTATGTACCCATCGTCTGAAATACCAAACTCTCCTTCTTTAGCTTCTCCCCAATGTTTCCATGTTAAGCCATTTTCCTTGGCTTCTGCCTTCGTATACACCCTAAACGTCTGGGGTTGGAAGTTATTTCTCTTCAGCTTCTTTGTTATCTGTATCATTAGCCTTGTATTTTTTTTCTAAAAATTTTTTGAAGGGTTCGGTTTCTTCTTTAAACTCTATAAACTCTTGTAATAGCTTATCTATGTTGAATACTAGCATTTGTTGGTCTTGAATTTGTTTATCCATTCCCGTTAAAATACTTAGCATTTGCTTATATGTTAGCTTATTCTTTGCTTTTTTCATGTTTCTCCTAATGTAGGGTATAAATAAGATATAACTAATCGATATAACTCTATCGTAGTTTCTACAGAAACGTAATAAATAAACGTTTATCTATTACGCTTATAGGCTAATCTTTATTTTTTATTTTGTATAACCCTAGTTTCATTGCTTCTTCTTTAGCTGCAATTTCTAATTCAGCTTCCATTATTTCGTAGACACGTAACATTTCTTCGTTTGCAGCATCAAATGGAACCTTTTTCCATTTTCCTGTTTTTTTATCAAATTTCTCTAAAGATGTCTTTTTACGTTTCATACGCTATAACTTACACAACAAACGGTATTAAAGTCCAGATAAAAAAAATCCAAAAAAAAATTGAGCTAGAATGCGTGTGGGTGATATATATGAAATCCACTCCCCCCTTATTTTGGTTTAATCTTATATATTCAGTTGAAATTCAAACTTTCGTTGATATTTATCTTACTCAGGGGCGGAGTAGATTTTCCCCGCTTACCTTAGAATATTAATTAATTAACAAAGGAATATAATATTATGGAAAATACAGATAAACATATCGCTAACTTCTCTTTCAAAGCACTATGGTAC